TATAGGAGCTGCCACCGCTTCGATTGTTGCGGTAATTGTTAACCAACGTTTAGTTGACGCGTTGAAAAAGAAAAAAGCCGAGTTGCGCCACATGGTGCGGCAAGCGCATGAGCAGGACATTAAAGTGCATGAGGCCGTAACGCAGTTGGCATTGATGAAAGACCGTTATATAACGCTTTCAAGTGATTACGACACCGTACACAACAACCGGAAGCACGACGCTCAAGCGTTGGCCATTTTACAGGAAGATTTTGAGCGACTGAAATCTGAATTTAAAGAGGCCGACGATTTTAGAACCAAGATAAGATTAGCTAAAAAGAAATACATGGAAAGGAAGCGCAATGCTAACTAAGAGAGTTATAGCCAGTTTGGCTGCCGTGTATCTGGCATTTGCGTTTATTTTCGGGAATATTAATTCGCAGCAATGGAGCGAAGCCGGGCGTTTTGCGTGCGTGCTGATATTTTGCGCAGCATTTGGGATTATTGTAATAATTGACAATGATAGTACTAAGCGATAACGGCGACCGCATCGACGTAATGGTCAACGATCAATGGTTTGCCAGCTTCAAAGATTGGCCGCAAGCCATACACTATCAGCACTATCTCAAACACGGCGGGTTGGGGACTGAATTGGACAGATTGGGACAAATTGTTTCCAATATCTATGGCCATAGCCCAGAGCGTTTAAAATCAAAATCCAAGCTATCTGATTTATGTGAAGCGCGTGTAGTGTTTTCATTGATTGCCCGGTACGATTTGGAAAAAACATTTAAGACAATTGGCGCTTGGATGAAGCGCGACCATAGCACCATAATGCACCATTTTAAAACCTATCACGATTGGCTTGCAATGCCGAATTACTACGGCAAGCAGCTGGCTAAGTATGAGGCAGTTTTGAAGGCTTGGAGGGGGGAAATATGAGGCACGGAAGTTTATTCAGCGGAATAGGCGGCTTTGATTTAGCAGCCGAATGGATGGGGTGGGAAAACGTATTTCATTGCGAATGGAACGAGTTCGGCCAGCGCGTTTTAAAATACTATTGGCCAAAAGCGCAAAGTTTTACAGATATAACAAAAACAGATTTTAAACCATATGCAAACACAATTGACATTCTCACGGGCGGATTTCCATGCCAGCCCTATAGTAGCGCCGGAAAGCGAAAAGGAAAAGATGACAAACGCCACCTGTGGCCCGAAATGCTTAGAGCAATTAGAGAAATTAACCCGCGTTTCGTCGTGGGAGAAAACGTTCGCGGCCTCACTAATTGGAATGGGGGGATGGTATTCGAAGAGGTGTGCGCTGAGCTGGAAGCTATTGGGTATCAAGTCTCGCCCGTTATTATACCTGCGTGCGGCGTCGGTGCGCCACATAGAAGAGAGAGAGTGTGGTTTGTTGCCTACTCCTATGGCGCAGAGCAGAGAAACAACACCAGAACAAACGATAGCGAGACAGAAAAAGTATGGAGGGAAAACCAGGGCAATGTATCTAGAGAATTATCTAGCGATGGGGTTACTATTTACACCACAGGCAAACGATTTCAAGAATCAAGCAAAAAGCGAGAAATGGAAAGGACTAGACCTAAGCTCACAAGTAAAAGAACTAAATGGAACCAATTCCCAACTCAATCCCCGATTTGTGGCGGAGATGATGGGATTCCCTCCGAATTGGACGGAATTACCTTTTCTAAGTGGCGAGCCGAATCAATAAAGGGTTATGGTAATGCAATAGTACCACAGGTGGCGTATCAAATTTTTAAAGCTATTGTTAACGCATGAAAGTTTCTTTCTATCCAACAATTAAAAATACCGACAGCAAAGAAGTTGCAGATATCGTAAGTATTTTAGAAAACATTAAAAACGGGATTTACGAGGATTATGTTTATCCAGTTCGAAATGCGAAAACTGATAAAGACAGAAAAGAGGCAAAAGCAAAAGCCCCCTATATAACAGTTAGCGGAACATTTACACAGCGTAAAAATGACGCAATAATTAAACACAGCGGATTGATTGCGATTGATTTTGACCATGTGGAGGACATTGGCGACGCGTTCAATCTGCTTATTAACGACGTTTATAGTTTTGCTGTTTTTAGGTCAATTTCAGGAACTGGTATTTGTGTGATTGTAAAAATTGATGGTAAAAAACATGCAGAGGCTTTTGAGGGATTAGAGCAATACTATTGGTTAAATTATAAATTACAATTAGACAGAGCTTGCAAGGACGTAAGCCGTCCGCGCTATTTGTCATACGATCCTGATTTGTTTTTAAATGAAAAATCAGAAATATTTAAGAAATATTTACCAAAACCAACTAAAGAAGAAGTAAAATTTATTACCACATTTAAAAAATCTGATCATTATCAAAATAAATTTGAAAGGATTTTATATAGTATAAATTTTGATATTACAAAAGAATACAATGTTTGGATTAAATTGGGGTATGCTATTTATTCAGAATATGGTGAGGCAGGGTTAGATTATTATCAGTATTTAAGCCAATTTTATCCTGATTATAATTCGGTTGAAACGGAAGAAAAATATAAAAGTTTTTACGGCAAAGATTCAAACAATAAGGCGTGTATTGCCAGTTTTTATTTTGAATGTTTAAGAAATGGTATTAGTATAACCGACGAGCTAGAAACCAAAACCAGACAAACAGCGCGCAAGCTTCGCAGCGCTGGAATGACCGAAAAACAAGTAATTTCAGAAAACCCCGACTTAATTCCTGAAATAGTAGCCGAGGAATTTGCTAAGCCTGAACAGCAGCACCGTGGGCAGTTTGATATTGAGGCCTTTGAAATATGGCTGCGTGAGCGTTTTTCCATCAAAAAAAATGAGGTTACGCGGTTTTACGAAATGCAAGGCAAGCAGCTGGAGCAATCCGACATAAACACGATTTACATAGACGCAAAAAAGCAATTTCCTAAAGTTTCTAGGGATATAGTGGAAAGCGTTATTTTCTCGAATTATACGCCAAGTTACAACCCAATTAAATCGTATTTTGAGGGCCTTAAATGGGATGGAGTAGACCATATTGCCAAACTTGCGGAATCAATTAACAGCAATACAGGTACGGCGGAATATCGCGAATTTGGGCTGCGTGCGTGGCTGATTGGCATAGTGGAAAGCATCCTAAAAGGCAAACCAAACATTTTGTGCCTGGTATTAGCAGGGAAACAAAACACAGGTAAATCGACATTTTTCACGCGGTTATTACCGGAGCAGTTAAACAGATATTTTGCAATGTCGCAGTTAGATCGTGGCAAGGATGACGAAATTTTAATGTGTCAATCATTGCTGATATTTGATGACGAATTTTCGGGTAAATCTAAGCAGGACGCAAAGCACATGAAACGCATACTTTCCGCCCCATCGTTTACGCTGCGTGAGCCTTACGGACGTAATAACGTGACGCTTAAACGTATTGCAACGCTGTGCGGTACGTGTAACGAATTGGACGTGTTAAACGATCCTACAGGTAACCGCCGTTTTATCGTGTTTGAGGTTGTTGGGCAATTTGATTATAAGCTGTATAACAGCATCGATAAAGAGCAACTATTTGCCCAGTGCGTGGCATTGATTAACAGCGGAGAAACGTCCGATTTGCAAGGCGATTTTGTTAATTTGATGGAGCAAGTCAGCGAGGATTTTTTAGAAATAAGCATTGAAGAAGAGCTTTTATTGCAGCATTTTAATGCGAACGATACCAACATAAGGACTAGGCAATGGATGCCTACAACCATGATAAAGGACTATTTAGAAGAGAATAGCAACCAAAAATTAAGCATCAAACGCCTTGGACAAATGCTAAGAAAGCACAATTTTGAGCGAATCAAGCGAAATAATTCCTACGGTTACATGGTTGCAGCAATTTATCTTACCCAAAAGTGATTATTGATATTCAACAAGTTAGCATCATGCCGGGTAAGATAGGTAAGATAGGTAACTAAATTCCTTGGAGAGTTAATGTAATATAAAAAAATATTATGTGTGTATATATAAATTTATTTTATCCTGCATATTTTATAAAAGTATCTTACCCATCTTACCCAATAGCATTGAAGGCCTTGTATTTATTGGGGCTGAGGTTGGGTAAGATAGCCTGTTTTTATCTTACCCACATCTTACCCATCTTACCCAATTAAAAAAATCCTATATTTGCAACATGCCGACCATTAACAAACGGGCTAAGCAGTCGCCACAACGTGACAACAACGACCACCAAGGCCGCAATTATTACCATTCAGGGTATCAGACCAAGCAATGGAGAGCAATGCGCCGAGCTATATT